GAGGAATTCACAAGGACCAAGTCATCGCAAAATTCAAGAAATATTTTGTTCAAATTCTCTACTGAACTCATATTATTAATTCTATAAAGGTTTTTAAATTGTTTTTACAACGCAGTCGCAATAAAATTGAAAACGGCTTAAAGAAAACGGAATAATAATGTTATATTGCCAATGTCCGAAAAAATGAGCACATTAACACGTTTTAATAACACGGTCGAGCAACTGATTGATGACCTTATTCTTCGCTATCAGGACCACCCATACTTTGGGAAAGAGCTCGTAATTACTAAGGAGAAGTTCAGTCTTCTTCGTAAAACGAACCCGCGGAAGTCGGTTGAAGGAACTCTGCGCTTTATTTATCCATTCAAGGCCCAACTTATGGCGAATGACGAACAGTTCTTCATTAGCAAGTCTTATGATGAACACGTAAAGAATGATTCGCATCTGATGAAAGTCCTTAAAATTAAGGAGCTCTGGGAGCAAGATATGGATGATTTGACGAAGAAGACGCTGTTCGATTTCTTCAAGGTTTTGATTATTCTTGCGGAAAGATATGTCGCCGAGAAGATGGAGACACAGGAATTATAAAATGCGACTGTTTGATACTATCACCAGTAGTTTTTCAGTCCTGGTGTATATTTACGTATATCGAAAAAAACGTTAGCAGAAATGATTCTATACATTCTATTTTCGATATCAGTGACATGACAATCACAACGACCACGACCCTGACAGCAATGAACGCCTGATTGTTTAGCAAAGTTCAATGGTCTCCATCTCTGATAATCATCAAGAAGCGCAAATGAATTCAAAAGGTTTTGAAACCAAGTGTTATATTCATTACGCGAGAAATACAGAAATGGTACTCGCATTGTTTCAATAGTAGATGAAATCATGTTGATTCGATTATTCAATTGATTGAGGTTTGTATAATCATCAAAAAGCTTTGGGTCGAGTTGAAGGACTCGACGAACCCATATTTGAAGCTGATTGTGAAGCTTCTCATGTTTTGTGAAACGAAGTTCAGAGAGCTGTTTCATTCTCTCATAACAACCGCGCATACCCAGAATCATCGAAATGTAAAAAATCTCAGGTTCTGTAAATATGGGTTCATTGTTTTCATTCCCATAATGAACATCTCCTTCGTATTGTTGGAGCTTTTGAAGGATTCCTTCGTAGAAAGCAATTTTATTGATTACTTTCGTTTTTTGTTCTGAAAGGCGTTTCATGCCTTTCTTTTTCTTATCCAGATTTCGAAGCAAATGCTTGATTCTGAAAATTGAATATCGTCTGTCTTGAATGTTTAAAAATATCATTTCAAGGATTAAACTTTATAAATTTTGGTTGAATTTACCATCAGTTTTTATCTTATAAAAATTGATTGTAAAATATAATAGATATTGTAGTATATTTAAAAAACAATGTTTTCCAAATTACGTATTGTAATAATATTTATATTGATTTTATCAATAGTAGATGCTAAACGATGCAACAGTTGTTGCAGTTGTTCATCACAGAATGCGAGAGCGAATAATTTTAAGAAAGACTTGGATAAGTCTTCACAAGAGAATGGAATGCTAAAAAGCAAGACGATCACTCTTGGAGACAATTTTGCCCTCCGTGTTTCCACAAAGGACGGGACGCATATTGGATGGATTCACAATGAATTTAATCCCAGTATGTCTATTCCATCGAATGCTCAAATTCACATTGAGAAAAGAGGGACCTGTTCCAACGGAACGCGAATTTTCTATGATATCGATCACAAAGGTCTTTTTATCGATTTGCCTGTAATCGGAAGGTATACTGCGAGTCAAATTAGCCTCCCAGCAAGATCGGTCAGTTCTATTATCATACCAAACGGCTACCAAGTCATAATGTATGAGAATGATGATTTTTCTGGAAATGACTTTATTGTCTTGACGTCATCCCAGAAGAATTTGGGGAATTTCAACGATAGGATGGTTTCACTGGAAATTCAAGAAATCTTTGAAAAAAAAGCGCAACATGTCGCAATCGTTCATTCTCACACCAATTTCAATGGAAAAAAGACGGGGATTCAGGTTGGAGAATCGTATGAGATTTCGATTCAGCAAATTGGGTCTATTTCAATTGAGCCAGAACACGAAGTTTTTATCTACGACGGTTCAGTTCTAACTGATATTTACACATCGAGTATGAGCTGTATCGCAATTTTGGGAAAAGCGGTCGCGACTGTGCGGGTTCAAAAGGTTGGAAGTATTCCTACTCAATACGCGGTCTTTTATGACGATGTTGATTACTTAGGACCACATTTTATCCTGTTGAATCCAATCGTCTATAACTGGACCATTGGAAAATTGAGTTCACTACGGATTCCACAAGACTATCAGGTTGTATTGCTGGACCGAGATTCTCATATTGTATTGAGAGGAAATGTCCCAAATCTGGTATTGTATTTCTTCAATGACCGCGCAATGACAATGGTTTATGAAAAAAGAACGAGTGAAAATATCGAAAATGTGGTCATTTTCTCAAAACCGAATTTTGATGGAGAGATGAGGACTCTTCCAATTGGAAATACGAATATGAGCGAGGTTTTTTACGCTGGATCGATTCGAGTTCCAGTAGGATACCGAGTTCAAATTGTCAAAGAGCCGGTTTTCCCATTCAATTCGGAAAGAATTTTCACGTATGTGGCTGATTCATCTGACATTGGAGGTTTCTTTGACACTGCGATACGTTCAGTTCATATATCACAAAAGTTATATATGAACTCAAGAGATTAAAAACTCCAAGAGTTTTTTTATCTGTTCAGTTCATATATCACAAAAGTTATATATGAACTCAAGAGATTAAAAACTCCAAGAGTTTTTTTATCTGTTCAGTTCATATATCACAAAAGTCATATATGAACTCAAGAGATTAAAAACTCCAAGAGTTTTTTTATCTGTTCAGTTCATATATCACAAAAGTCATATATGAACTCAATCGATAAAACATTAGTTTAAGAATTATTATCAACTTTATAATTATTTGAGATAAATACCTAATTATATTCATCAAATTTACCATTAGTTTTTATAAAAAATTCGAATTGCGAATCCAATTCGAATTTAGGATTTTACTCACGTGGATGATAATCCGAAAGCCAATGTGGAAACATTTGATAAACATCACGATATCCTTTTGAACCATGTTTTTTGACAACGTCTGATAGGAATGTTGGGTCAAATTCTAGTGGGTCATAAGAGGAGTTTTCTGGGTCTCTCGTGAAATTTGCGATATCAACAACTTTTCTGTCATTAAAACAATCATCCTCAATTTTATACTCAGTTGTGAGATAATCTTCAATCGAAAGTGGCTGAGCATTTGGTTTCAACGACGGAGGTTTAACAAATCCATATTCTGGTTCCATTTTTTCTATACCATATTCACTGGGAGATTCATATATCATATCATTTTTCAGATGGCTATCTGGAAAATGAATGTCTTCAATTCGAGGAGGAACCATGTGAGGCCATGACTCTATCAACATCTCATGGATAGCACGTATTTTCTCACGAATATCATTTGCTACAACAGTTTTGCCGTAATCTTTTTCATTAAATAACGGCGTTCCATATAATTCAAATGTCTGATAGTAATCATCATTTCTTTGAATAACATTATTGAAAAATGTTATCCAAAGAAAAAGGAGCATTTGTTCCAATGAACTGTCTCTTTCTTTGGAATCAAATTCTTCTTGCGATGCTTGAAGAAATGCTTTTACAGTCTGATTCAATTCCGCAATTTGCGTTTGAAGATTTTCCGGAATCGGTATTCCAGTACTGGATAATCTTTGTTCAAGTTCCTTCGCTAATTTAGCAAGGTTATATATATCACTACGAGCACTACTCATTTTCTTTGATAACCACTAAAAAATGATACTTATTTTTAATCAATTTTTATAATTTTAAATCACAATGATTTAAAAAATTGAGTTTCAGACTCTTATACTTCTGATTTGGTTGAGAGAACGTTCCAGATCTTTTCTAAAATCTACGATTGGTTCTTCGTAGGTAGAATCATTTTCGTCATCTGAGCGACAGTCATAGTCATTCTTACTACTATTAATTTCGCATATAAAAGCTTGGGGATAAGAAATCTGGGATTTAATAAAGTCAACCAAGGATTTTTTAATATCGGAGAATTTTTTCTTCATTTCTTTAATTCTATCTTGGAATGTTTGTGTATCTTCAGAAATAGATGAAAATTCATCAGATTTTATAGAAAAAATACATTCAACCAAGGATTTTGTTGAAAAATGAAATTTTCTTTTTTCAATCTCTTCGGTGAGTTCTGAAAGTTCTTGTAAAAGTTGATCCAAATTTTGGTATTCTAATTTGAACCTTTTGGAATCAACTGTAAAATCGACTTGATTCCTATTATGTACACTGATTTGATGCATCATTTCAGATATAAAAGTATCCAAGTAAGTTTTCGAACGTTCGAGACAATCTAGCATATTCGAACAGGAGTCTATCATTTTCTGAACACTCACAACATCTGGACTTATGAAAAAAGACTTGGCAGACAGAATTTCAATGATTTTTTGTTCATGTTCAGATATTTCAATATCTGGCAAATCCGATGAGACTTTCTGAATCAAGTCATCAATGAACTTCGTTTGTTTAGAAATTTCTTCCAATCTCAGTTTTGAAACAGAAAAAAGAACCATAAAAGATTCATCAATTTGAAAATTGTATAAGTCTGTAGAAGATTTTTCTGTCAAAGATCTCATTTGGTTTTCCAGCCTTCGTGTATGTTCCTTTATACTCAAATCAATACCTAATTGAATGCGAACTTGTTTGTTCAAAAGTTCTGTTAGAACAGACCGAAAGGATGAAATCAACTGGGATTTTTTTCGATTTTTATCTTCCTCTTCTTTTTTTTTTACAATAAATTCACAAGTTTCTGTATAAAGTATACGGGCTTTATTTGCTTTTCTTTCTCTAATATTAGGCATTTTTTGTAGCAGTATAAATACTGAATTATTTATATTGAATTTACCATCAGTTTTTATAATTTGGTAATCCCAAAATTTGGGTTTTGTTCGCAGAAGTCACTGAATCGTTTTATTCATTTGATAAGGATTCATTTCTTCAAGATTAGAATCCGTATATCTATCGAGATAATCCAAATCTTCATCACTCGGCAACTGACGTGGAAGACATTCAGTCAGGAAGTCATTAACAAAGTTCCATATGAAACCGCGTGATGCTTCATTGAGATATATGACTATATATCGTTTTTCGGTTTCAGATATAATCTTTGCTCTGACCAAAAATCCAAGTTTTTCGGTCAGATTCTTGATATCAAGAAATGATTTCTTGACAATTTTGTCATTCATGATATTTTTTCGATCGGTACATCCTCGTTTTTGAAGACGTCTTACTCGATTTTTTAGTGTTTGAAAATTTGATTGAAACAAAAGAAAAAACATTTCAATGTTAAATTCAATTAAAATATTATTGAATTTACCATCAATTTTTATTACTACTGACGCATAATAGGTTTGGGCATGTCATTGCTCCTCATCGCCATCATCCGCTCATACTCTTTATCAATATCAGTTTTTTTACCCCCATCCGACTTCGCGCGCCCATCCTCGCTCTCCTGTGGCGTATTAATCTGGTCCGTCCCTTTACCCAAGAACACGAAACTATGCTCCATCGGGTTCTCATTTCCAATGAAGGAGAAATTATCAGAGAAACCACCCATCGTTCCAGAATAGGCCGATACGCTCCCCATTGCGTAATTTAGGTTCGTGGGGTCGCCCGTCTGGCCATCTATTTTAGGGGCCTCCGGAGCCGGTTGATTAGAGACGGCCTTCTCCTTCTCTTGTAGGAAAATCTGGTTCATTCCCCTGAGCCACCTAAATGCTTCCGTTCCGGCGAGTGGTTTTGGTATCTTGGGGACAATTATACAGGGGACCGCCGTAATCTCCTTCGGGATATTTGGATTGTTGTCAATCATAACCCGCTTGAATTTTTCAAAGAATGGGGATTTGTATAGTTGTTGAATAAACTCCTTACAGTTCGCGCAATAATTGCTATAAAATAATAGATATGTATCTGGACTATTCATACTTAAATAAACGTAAATTTTTTTTAAACTTAAACTAATTACAAAAAATGATTTAAAATTATTCGTTATATTATAT